ACAGTTTCAGGGACCGGCCCAGGGAGGCCGGAGCGCAGGAGCAGACCGGGACATGGCCGGAGACGGCCACGGCGGGCCACTCCATGACCGCAGGTGCGATTTGCGCCGTTGGCGGCGTGGAGACATTCGAGGCCGCGCCGGAGCTGGCCGGAACGCTGCCGGAAGCGGCGGCGGATGGGTACGCGGTCACGGGACGGCTCTTTACGGGGGCGGCCACGGAGGGCCGGAAAATCAAACCGGAGTTTACCGGGACATTGCCGAAGGAGGCCCAACATGGAGAGCATGAGGATTAACGGGCAATACGGGAAGCGAAATCCGCTGTTTATGTATCAGGGAACGGCGGGCCGCTCCATCCGGGCGGCGCTGAAAGCGGACGCAGAGCAGAAGCCGGAGGCGCTGACAACCATGGCAGAACCATCCCAAAGCGGCATGAGCCGCTGCGGGATGCTGCAAAACGATAGAAAGGAGTAGTTCAGCATGGCTTTTTTCACCGAAAACTTTCTGAACGAACGGCGGGGCGACCTGCTGCGGAGCGTGTGCCGTTTCCAGTACCAGCTTAACGGCGGGGAATGGAAGGACGGGACCATCAACAGAAAGGAAATCAAGGGGACGGACGTGGTGGCGTTCGTGAACGTACCCAGTTCCGGCCAGGCGGACACCATCACCGGCGTGCGCGTGTTCGACAACAACGGGGCGCTGGCCGGACAGCAGGCAATCAAGCTCCAGCGGAGCAGCCTGAACACGGCGCTGCTGCGTTTCACGTTCCCGCTGATTTAGGAAACCGAAGGAAAGGAGTAAAAGGCAATGGCCTACAGACGCACATTTTGGGTGGACCATGTAACGGACCAGAACGGCGAAGTCCTCCAGTACGGAACGCTGATGGACCAGGAACACTTCAACAACCTGGAGGAAGGGCTTTCCGACGCGGGGCTGGCCTTGGCGCTGACCCAGTTCAAGCAGGCCCAGGACGGCTATCAGTTCGAGGACGAGGTGCATATCGTGGACCTCGCCATGGACAATCTGCCCTGGCCCTTCAACAACAAGCAGACAACCGTTGCGCTGAAAAACCTGCGGGAGAACGTCAACTACGGCGTGGAAGTCAACGTGATTTCCTACAGCGGCGGCAGGCTGGGGAATATCACGGTAATGGGCCGCGCCCTCAACGGCTTCAAGCTGGTGCATGACGGGAGCGCAACCAACGTCAAGGTTGGTATCCGGGTGTCCGGCGGCATGACCGGGCCGGTGTACTGATAAATCAACAAGGAGGAAGCGACAATGAAAATCATCGAGAAGAACGCCGGGCAGAAAATCGACTATGAGCTGAACGGCACGAAGCTGTCTTTCGCGGACGGAGCGCTGACGCTGGACCTGGCCCGCCGCCAGCGGGACAACGCGGTAACGCTGGACATTATGGTGGACAGCGAAGGAAGCCTGACCACGGGAAAGGGCCTGTACTACGCGGCCCAGGTGGAAATCCCGCCCAGGGAGTACGACGAGGAAATCATCCCCGCGCCTGTGTCGGAGAGCGGGGAGGCCGACGAGGGCGAGGACACCGGCGGCATGGACGGCCAGCGGGAGCGGGTGGAGCGCACGCCGCGCCCCCTGGACACGGACGGCGTGGTTCTGTCCCTCTTTGCCGTTGACGGCATCGTAATCTACTAAAAAATTTCAGGAGGAAACGAATATGGCAAACTTTGATATTGCGGAGCTGGCCTTGAAGAGCATCTGCCCCAGCAACACCATCCTGTACGACGACAAGGAAATGCCGTCCATCATGGTCTACATCCCCAAGTTCCGGCTGTGCGACGTGCTTTCCACAACCGACACCAGCGTACACCCCGCTTTCCGCAAGGGCGGTCTGGAGGTGGACGGGTTCTACATCGGCAAGTTCCAGAGCCACGACTACGGCGGGCGGGCCTACAGCCTGCCCCGCGAGAACCCCAGCGCCAATGTCACCCTGGACATGGTGGTGGGCTACAACCGGGCCAAGGGAAGCAAGTTCCATGAAGTGACCGCCGCCGAGTGGGCCGCTATCGCCCTGTGGTGCCACAAGAACGGCTGCGAGCCGAGAGGCAACAACAACTACGGCAAGGACGTGAGCGAGACGCTTTACAAGGCCGTGCCTACGGGTACGCATTGGGACGGCAGCGGCAAGACGGGTCCTGTTGCGACTGGCACCGGACCCGTCACCTGGAGCCACGACGGGACCCTGGAGGGTGTGTGGGACCTGAACGGGAACGTGTGGGAGTGGTGTACCGGCCTGCGGCTGGTCCACGGCGAGTTGCAGGTAATCCCCTACAACGACGCGGCGGACCCCACCTGCAACCTTGCCGCCACAAGCCCGGCGTGGAAAGCCATCAAGGCGGCGGCGACCTCCTGGGACGACCTCTTTGTGACGCCGGACGGCAACGGGACCACCCAGGGGACCGTGAAGCTGGACTTCATCAGCGGCAAGTGGACCTACAGCACCACCATTGCCCACGCTACCACGGCCAGCGGATGCAGCTTTAAGGACGTGGCCTGTGATGCCAGCATCGGGGCGCAGGCCAAGTTGCTGCTCCAGGCCCTCGCCATGCTGCCGGACCCGGAGCTGACCGGGGACGGCATTGCCGCCGACTACAACATGGACCACTTCTGGATTAACAACGCCGAGGCGGAGCGGTGCCTGGTTCGCGGCGGCAGCTGGAGCAGTGGGGCCTACGCCGGGGTGTTCCACTCGCACCTGGACAGCCCCAGGTCGTACTCCAACGTCGATGTCGGGGGCCGCTCCGCTTTTCAGGATTAACTGCACACTGCACCCGGAAACACTGACCGCCGAGCGATAGCGAGGCGGGAAGAAAAGCCGGAACCGCGCAGCGCGCGGAACATGGGGCCGCGCTCTGCGCGGCGAAATTTTTCGGGTGAAATGGTATGCGCGGCCCTGCGGAAGCAGGGCTGCGCGGGCGGGATAGGGGAATATTCGCAAGGAGGCAGACGACGCCATGCAGACAGAAAAGCCGCCGGTAAGCAGCTATGAGCCTTTCCACATCAAAGAAAAGATTGGCGACATGATAAAGTACGGCAGGCCGCTGACCATGCAATTCTCCCGGCGCAACCGGGACTTGGCCGACGAGATACGCCGGACCATGACGCATATGTACCATCTGGCGGTAGAACTGGAAAAGAAATATTACCGCAAGACCACGACGCAAGAGCTGGACGTGGAACTGGAGTGGCTGCGTCACCTGGTACGGATGGCGGCAGACAAGGAATGCTGCGGGCCGAAGTTTGCGCCTCCGCTGTCCACACATCAGTATGAGGTGTGGGCGCGTTTTAACAATGAAATCGGCTGTATGCTGGGCGGGTATATAAAATCGCTCAACAGATAGCTTATTTCTGGGTCCCCACAAAATCATTTGATTTTGTGGGGAAAGGAGGCGCAAGGGAGCGGCGCGAGGAATGGCCGAGGCCGTTCCGAGTAAAGCGGACTTTGCGCCGACGCGGGAGCGGGCCGTATTTGCGGTGCCTGATTCGCGGCGGCAACTGGAACAATGGGGCCAACGCCGGGGTGTTCAACTCGAACCTGTCCGGCCCCCGGTCGTACTCCTACGTCGATGTCGGGGGCCGCTCCGCTTTTCGTCCTAAGCGCTGAATGCGCGGCAGTGCCGCGCCGGATATGTGGGCCGCGCTCTACGGGGCGCGGTCGGGTGCGCGGACTAAAAGGGGCCTTCTTCCGTTCCCGCGAGACAACGCGGGAAAAAATTTGAAATGCCGTGGAGGCGGGAACGTCACACACGGCCAGGGACCATGATTTATGAATACTGGGCGGAATGAAATGACGGTCATTCAAAACGCATGGCAGGCGGTGTGCAGTTTTGAATGGCTTTTGTACGCGAACATGAACGCCCGCAAGGGTAAGCGCTACCGACTGGAGGTGATGGCGTTTGCCGCAAAGCTGGAGGACAACTTGATTGTCATTCAGCAGGGAATGATGGACGGCACATATACCCTAGGTCAGTATCGGAAGCTGTGGGTGTATGTGCCGAAAAAGCGCCTGGTGATGGCGCTGGACTATCCAGACCGGATTGTGCAGTGGAGCCTTTACCAATACCTGATGCCGGTTTACGACAGGCTGTTTATCGAGGATTCCTACGCCTGCCGGAAGGGAAAGGGAAGCCATAGGGCGGCGGCGCGCCTGCAATACTGGATGCAGCAGGTGAGCAGGAAGCCGGGGCCGGGATGGTACTACCTGAAACTGGACATCTCCAAGTATTTTTACCGGGTACACCATGAAAAACTGCTCGCCATCCTGGAGCGGCGTATCAAGGACCCGGAAATGATGGCGTTTATCCGGGGCGTGGTCAACAGCAGGGCGGAGCCGTTCGGACTGCCGAGGGGCCGCACGCCGCAGAACACGCCGCCGGAGGAATGGCTTTACGACGTGGGAATGCCAATCGGAAATCTTACGTCACAGCTATTCGCCAATATCTATCTCAATGAGCTGGACCAATACTGCAAGCACTCCCTGAAAATCCACTTCTACATCCGGTACATGGACGACGTTATCATCCTGGGGCCGGACAAGGAGGCGCTGCACCGCTGGAAAGCGGACATTGAAATCTTCCTGCTCCGTGAGCTGGCCCTTGACCTGAATGATAAGACCAGCATCCGGCCCGTCCGTCAGGGCGTGGAGTTTGTGGGCGTGCGGATATGGCCCACCCACATGAAACTGCGCAAAAGCACCGTGGGCCGCATGAAGCGGGAGGTCCGGGCAATCAGCGCCCGGTACGCCGCCGGGGAAATGAGCCGGGCGGAGTTTGAGCGGCACGCCGCCAGCATCCGGGGCCTGCTGAACCACACGGAGAGCGAGAGCCTGCGGTGGAGGCTGAACGAAATCTACTTGGAGGAAATGGACAAGGCGGCAGTACGCAGAGAGGGGACGGACAATGAGCCATTTGGAAATCATTCAGACGTTGAGCGAGATTGTGGAAAAGCAGAACAACATCATCCGGTGCCAGGCTGACGCGCTGGCCCAGCTCGGCGGCGTCTGCATGGAGGAAGAAATCGGGGAAGTGAACGGTCTGGTGAACTTCTACATTGGGAGACTGGAGGACTGATAACATGAGCATCCAGGAAATTCTTGCAGGCGGGGGCGGGGTGCTGGTGGTCGTTATGACGCTGGTACAATTCGCCCCCGTCAAGGTGAATCCGTGGTCCTGGCTGGGCCGGATGATTGGCAGAGCCATCAACGCGGATGTGTCTAAGCGGCTGGACGAAATCGAAAAGAAGCTGGACGGGCATATCACGATGGACGACCGGCGCATGGCGGAAAGCCACCGGGCAAGAATCCTGCACTTCAACAATGAGCTGCTGCGGGACATCGACCACACGCACGAAGAGTTCCGGGAAGTGCTGTCGGAGATAGACGACTACGAGGCGTATTGCGACGAACACCCGGACTACCCAAACAACCGGGCTGTTCTCGCCATAGAGAATATCCGGGAGGTCTATAAGGAACGCCTGAAAAAGCGAGACTTCCTCCAGGAGAGCAGCGCGGCAAGGAAGGAGCGGGAGACGTGAAAATCCTGATTGCCGCCGCCTGCGCTCTGGTGGTGGGTATCGCCCTGGGTATCGTGTTCTGCGCGGCGACCATCCGGCACCTGCGCCGACGGGTGAAGGAGCTGCGGGAAATCATCAAGGAGGGACTGCCGCCGGAGAAGCCGGAGACAATGAAGCGGTTTGTGTGGGCCTGCATCCTAAACGGATTTGCCTGGGTATGGTGCAGCTACATCCTGGCCGCGCTGGACAAGGTGCAGATAGCGGAAGAGCTGTCGAAGGTTGCTCTTGCTGAAATCATCGTGCCGGTGGCGGTCTACGCATTTAAGTCCGGCGTGGAAAATTTGAGCAAAAATAACCGCTGGCCGGACAAGGGAGACACGCCGGAAGCGGAGCCGGAGGACACGGACCCGCCAGGCATGGGATAACGGGAAAGGAGCGTTTACAAATGCTGAC